GTTTCCCGCTCCCCAGTATCTATACACGAATATGGCGTGGTTAAACGGATTTACTGCTTTTAAAAATTAAAAATATATCATTATACTATAAATGAGTGTTTCTAATCAATTAGGATTCGGGGGATTTCCAGTCCCTATAGGCACAATAATAGCATACGCAGGAGCAGTCTTACCGCCAAATTATCTTTACTGTAATGGTGGACCAGTTCCCGCACAATACCCATATTTAGCGTCGTTAATGTTTGCGATATATGGATTCACAAATGTACCAGACTTGGCACAAGCGAACGGACAATTTATAGGCGGAGGAACCACTCCGACAGAGATTAACCAGCAATCGGGTATTATAACCAACCCACAAGCGTCGTTTGAAATAGGGGTCGCCAATATGCCCGAGTTCTCTTCGTCAACAGTGACCTTTAGTGGAAGCGGTAATTTAAACGGCACAGGTCAAAGTAAATCAAGCACCGAACAGATTAGTGACGCACCTGGAGTCAACGTTGCTTCCGCATCTAACTCCTTTACATCCAATATGAACGTCGCACTAACAGCATTCGTCGCCGAATTAGTAGCACACGCACAAGACCCCGTGACAGCGACTGCCGTCACTATAACCGACATCCAACCAGCGTCATTACAACTTAATTATATTATTAAGGCGGGTTATTAATAAAAATATAACATTATAATATAAATGTCGGCATCTAATGAACTCACCAACAACACCCAATTCGGATTACCTATTGGATGCGTTATACCATACGCCTCTGCTATCCGAATACCAAATGATTTTTTAATATGCGACGGAGCGAGTCTCTTGCGTTCGGAATATCCAGATTTATTTAAATCCATCGGTACAACATTCGGAAGTGTAGACGCACAGCATTTCAACATACCCGATTTAGTAGATAGATATATAACAGGAGGCGTTCGTGGTACAGTCGTCCCAGCAAGCGTCACAGGGACCCTCGCCTTCAATGCTATAACGACCTTCAATTTACCCAACGCCCCTATTGCTTTAAATACCCAGAATCTAACATTTAGCGGTTCAATTAATAGTCACTCTTGTCTTGATTCTAATCCTGGCGGAGAACACTCTGATAATTTCACAGGTCTAACAACCTACGTCAAGGAGAATGAAGCGAGCACCTTTAACGGCGGAACCGTCACCTCATACAATATGACCCTAACAAGTGCTAATCCAAATACCCCTATAAACACAGGGTTCGCATCAGGGGCAGATTTTACTTTACAGGGATACACGATGCCCTACATTATCAAGGCACGCCCCTACTTCGTCGCTTAACCATTATATTCATATATAACCCACCCCGCAATCAATTAATAAAACCATCGGAATATTTATATACGCATTATATAAATATGTCGCAGTTTAACGTTATTAAGAACGATTCCAACCCAGACCAGATTTACTACGATGTGACGGTCACCAATTTTCAAAGCACATTTACCACGCCACCTGTATTCTATTACAACGAACAGAGAACGATGCCTTTCGTAAGTGTGCCCGAGGATTATTACTTGTCTATTTTAAGATTTACTGTAGACACGGGGACATTACCAGTATTCATTCCGTCGATACAACCGAACCAGGGCAATCGTAATCTAACTATGTATTCGGTGACTCTAACATATACTTATTTAGGCATCACCTACGTCGCTCAAGAGTTCCTTGATTGGTCCCCCCAAGACCTATCCGCACCACTTCCTTCCCCTCCCAACGTGTCGCCAACAGGGACGCAAGTCAACGACACTGGATACTATAACTGCTACTCTTATACCTTCTTTTTAGGAATAGTCGGAAGAGCATACGAACAAGCATACAACAATTTAAACGCACAGGTCATCGCAGTTGGTGGCACATTGCCGTCCGATTACCCACCCTATATTGACTGGGACACATCGTCGGCATCAGGCACTCTGTACGCAGATGTCCAAGGGTATGATGTAAATCCCACCGCAGGATACACTCCAATATTGGTCTATATGAATGCTCCGCTGTTCTCTTTGTTTAGTTCATTCCCTGCCCGCTATTTAGGATACGAATTGACCCCGCTTAACGTCCAAGGTCGTAATTTCCAGTTGCTCCCTTTTAATAAAGGCAGTACCAATCTCCAAGTCATTACCCCCGCCAACGGCGACCCCGTCTGGACGGCAATTTGTTTATACCAGGAGTGTAGCACTACCTCGTCCTGGACCCCTATCCAGTCCATCGTATTTATATCCAATACCCTACCTATTAACGCCAATCAAGTCAGCACGCCCCTTATTTTTAATAACAATACCCAACTGTCTTTAGGCGGAAACAATAGTGCCATCGCCAACATTATCACAGACCTCACTTCGGACACGGGGTCTTACCGCCCCAATATCGTATATTTACCCCAAGCACAGTATCGATATGTCACCCTTTACGGCAATCGCCCACTTTTCAATATTGATTTAGAGATTTTTTATAGACTCCGAACGGGACAACTTATCCCATTTAGACTCCAGAGTGGCGGGACGGTCACTATCAAGGTCGCCTTTATTAAGAAGACTTCGGTCAACAAGTAATTCTATTTAGTTCTCTTTTTTATAAAATAAAATATAATTCTATTTTATAAATGTCCGACTTTAAGACTGTTCTAGTTAGAGATTCTACCATTGGTGATATCACCTCCGATATTGATTTCGCCGTCAAATCAGGAGCGTCGCAGTGTACTTACCAGCGTTTCCCCTCCACTTCGTCTTCCAACTCCGCTCTTATTTTTAACGTCCAAGTTCCCTCTGAGAATGTGGTTATAGGCAGAGATATTCTTGTAAATACTGGTCTTACCTTTACGCTCAGTTGTACTGGCGTTGGCAACGGTGTCGCTCCTTTTTCCCTCGGAAACAGTGTTTCCCTCCAAGCATTTCCCTTTAACGAATTGTTGACTACCGCTTCAGTCCAAATTAACAACACAACTTGCTCTATCAATATGAAGGATGTCTTGCCTTCTATAATGAGAATGAACGACAGCAGAGAATTATACAGATGGAACTCCACCACCCCATCTTTGCCCGACCAAGCATACGGTGTTTATTCCGATGGTCTTGGTACTGGCAACAATCCTTTAGCAGGATACGGTAATGCCTCATACGATGTGGACCAAGTGCCTCGTGGTGCTTTCCCTCTCCAAGTCGTCAGATGGTACCTTAACGGTGTCCTCGTTGTAGGTGCCGAAGCGACCAATCCCACTGGAACTGCTACCCCTGGCGATGTCCTCACAGTTGTCCTCTCAACAGTAGTGACCGAACCCTTGTTCTTATCCCCTTTTATCTACGGCAACCCCGAATATAACCAGCAAGGGTTTTTAGGCATTAACAATATGGCATTCACATTCAACGTTGACTCCACTGCCAGTCGTCTCATCTCTGCTTCCGCCACTGGGTCAGGATACACCAATAAAATCACAAGCATCACTCTTGGAGACCCTCTTGCGGGTCAATCAGTATTTAACGCCAGTTTCCCAGCACAGATTTCGTCAGGAGCGGGTCTTATCGCAAATCCCCTAGCGTCGTTTAGCACATCCGCTCCTGCTCTCCTTTTCAAGTTCCTCTCTACCCAACCTTCCGATATGGTCCAGACCAAAAATATCGTGCCCTATATGGACTTCCCTAGGTACCTCACTTCAAGTGCGAATAATCCGTCAGTCACTTCGGGAACCAAAGCAACCCTTACCACAAGTAATCTCCAGATTAATCAAATCCCAGATTTGTTGATTATTAATGTCCGCAAACCGATGTCTCAACAGACCATCTTTGACCCCGCTGGTTTCCTCGCCATTACTGGAATCAGTATCAACTTGAATAACCAGTCTGGTCTTTTGTCGTCTGCCTCAACGATGGACTTGTGGAAAATGTCCGTCAAGAACGGTTCCACCCAATCCTGGGCGGAGTTTAGTGGTTTAGAACAAAAGGCAACCACTTCGGTCAACGGTGTCATCGTCCCCACCACTGGTTCCCTGTTGGTTATTAATCCTGCCTTTGATTTGTCCTTACCTGACTACATCAGTTGCGGTTCTTTAGGAAATTACAATTTCCAGGCACAGATAGGTGTCTATAATCAGTTGGCAACGATGAACCCCGAGATTATCATTATTACCGTAAATAGTGGTATCTTCACTACCCAGCAAGGTGTTAGTGCCGTCTATACTGGTATCCTTACCAAGGAGATGGTGTTGTCTGCCAAGTCAAGCGGTCAAGCATCTGCCGTTCACTCTGCCGAGATTGAGCGAATGATTGGAGGAGCGATGCTTAACAGACCTCTCTCTGCGATGAGGCGTATCGGGTATATGCGAAGAATGAGACCTGCTGTTAGTGGTATGGAAGGCGGTGTCCCAAGTGGCGGAATAACCTCTGGAGGTCGCCTTAAAAAGATGTATTAAGTCGCTGATATGATTTTAGCATTTTTAATTCAATAGATTCTAATATTAAAATATTATTTAATATTATAAATGCCTCAAGCGAACATTACATATGACGCTCCGTATAACCAACGTTTAGTTGCGATATTGAGAGAGATGGACGCAGTCCAGGACGCAAAAGCATACCCATCAAGAACCCCTACACCGATGGGGATGCGTATCGGTCAGTACCACGGAGACCTGGTTGGTGGCGGGTCATCTCCGATGATGTATAACCCCGCAGGCAATTCGGTTGCCTATCCCCCTCTGTCTTTACCCGCTGGTATGGATATTAACAGTGGCGGTGCTTACGCTGGTGTTGATGGTGCCGTCGGAGGCAAATACACCGCCAAGAAGTTCTTTAGAGATTTAGGGCACGGTGCCAAGGTGGTCGGCAAACACACATTAAGTGGTCTTAAAGCAATCGCCAAGAATAAAGAAGTCCAAGCAGTAGGTAAAGAATTATTGAAAGAGGGAATGAAACAAGGCACCAAGGCGTTAATTGAATATGCTACCTCAGGAGCAGGACGCAAGAAGCGTGCCCCTCGTAAGAAGAAGGGAACCGATTTAGCGGAAGTAATTGAAGAGACAAAAGGCGGTAAATATTCCGTCGGCAAGTTCTTTAAAGATGTAGGTAAAGTCGGCAAGAAGATTGTTAAAAACCCAATCGTGAAACAGGTAGGAAAAGAATTGTTGAAAGAGGGAATGAAGCAAGGCACCAAGGCACTCATTTCATACGCATCTGGCACTGGTGGACGCAGTGCTCGTGCCACCATCGTGAAGAAAGTGATGGCAGAGAAAGGTCTCGGTATGATTGAGGCATCCAAGTATGTTAAAGCACACGGATTATATAAAAAATAAAATCGCTATATAATATAAATGCCGAGATTTAAGAACTCCGAAGACCCAGCGTTGAACCCGTTGATGGCAATTAATAAGGAATTAATGAGACGACAAAAAGACGCAAATAGAGCAGAAGGTGTTGTCGTCGCTCCCGCTATCAGTACGCAATTAGCAACCCCATACGGCGACCTATTTAAAACATTAATCGCCATTAACGCTCATTACTCAGAAGTGACTCTTGAGTTGGATTCCTTTAGACAATCAACCGTCATCCCTGTATTGTTGACCGACCGTTTCAAAGGCAGTGCCCTTGCTTTAAGTCAATCGCTCAAGATGGCGAATGCTCTGTTGAAGAAGATGAAATATGATTTATCCAGTTTTTCCGACGACGAATTGCTCGGTATTGAAAGAGAATATAATGAAATGAAAGCGAACGAAGTGGGATTTGAAGAAGATTTAGCATCCATATCCGCTCTCGCTCGTGGTGCCCCAACTGACGCAGAGATGGACGAATTGAGAGCACAGGAAATCGCTCACCAACAATTCGGTACTTACCCTGACGCTCCTGGTAAAGCAACCACAGCACAGAGACTGAGACAAGCAAGAAAGAGAAGTGAAAATCTCGCCAAGCAGTTCGCCACCTGGAGACCCGAATACCAGAAGTTCGTCAAGTCACTCGGTGACGCATTAAAGGCGACTCAACGGGTCGCTGATGTAGTAGGGTCAGGATTTAGTGGCGGGTTAATGCCCTCACACTACGCCATCACTACGGCAAGTCTACCACGCCGATTTATTTAGGGATTTAATCAACAATAAAATAAACAAATATATTATATGACGATTACTTTTACGATAGAAGACCTGTGTGATATTAATCCACCGAAAAAGAGCGGAGGTAAATTGCCCGCTGGAGACATCAAGAACCTGCTTAACAAATCGTATGACCCCGAAATATCCTCACTCAACGGATACGAGATTGACCCGAAGTTAAGCGGTCAAAGGGTACAGGTTTATAAGAAGGCGGGCACGAATGAAGCAATCGTCGTCCATCGAGGAACAAAGGGTATCCACGACTGGGGCAACGACCTCAAGTATGTATTGGGGTCAGACCTCAAGGACACCAAGCGGTACAAGTATGCCGAGAAGATACAGAAGCAAGCAGAGGCAAAAT